GGTTGGTATTACTTTGTCGAGCGATCTGTTTATGTTCCGTCTCCAGACGGATCTGGTGGACACTATGAACTTAGACAGGTAAAAAAGCGTCTTGTTAATAAACAATATCTTATTGTTGCCCGTGGTGCAGCAAAATCAATGTATGATTCCTGCATTCAAAGCTATTGGCTTACGGTTGATACATCAACGACGCACCAAATTACAACTGCTCCAACAATGGCACAGGCAGAAGAGGTCATGTCGCCAATTAGGACGGCTATTGCTCGCTCAAGAGGACCATTTTTTAAGTTCCTTACGGCAGGATCTTTAAATAACACAACAGGTTCTCTTGCAAATAAAGTAAAACTTGCATCAACCAAAAAAGGCATTCAGAACTATATTACAAACTCGCTTCTTGAAATTCGTCCTATGTCGATTGATAAGCTTCAGGGTCTTCGTTGTAAGATTGCAACTGTAGATGAGTGGCTTTCGTGTGATATAAGAGAAGATGTTATTGGAACAATCGAGCAGGGTGCATCAAAGAATGACGATTGGTTAATCGTTGCTACATCATCTGAAGGTACGGTTCGAAATGGAACCGGTGATACCATTAAGATGGAACTTCTTGATATTTTAAAAGGCAAGTATTATAACCCGCACGTTTCGATTTGGTACTATCGCCTTGACGATATCAAAGAAGTTAGTCATCCTGAGCTTTGGGTTAAAGCAAATCCAAATCTTGACAAGACAATAACATATGAAACATATCAGCTTGATGTAGATCGAGTTGAAAATGCACCAGCAACTAAAAATGATATTTTAGCAAAACGATTTGGAATTCCACTTGAAGGTCTTACTTATTACTTCACGTATGAGGAAACAATTCCGCATAGAAAGCAAGCGTTTTTTAATATGCCATGCTCTATGGGAGCCGATCTATCTCGTGGCGATGACTTCTGTGCATTCACGTTTTTATTTCCGCTTCGAGATGGTGCATTTGGTGTAAAAACAAGAAGCTATATTACAGAAGATACTTTAAACAAGCTTCCTGGGGCACTTCGGATAAAGTACGACGACTTTATATCCGAAGGTTCTCTCATCGTTCTAAACGGAGTTACTCTTGACCTTTCTGATGTTTATGATGATCTCCAGGACTTTATTATAAGAACTGGCTATGATGTTCGCACATTTGGATTCGATCCTTATAATGCGAAAGAATTTACAGAACGTTGGGCGAGAGAAAATGGACCGTTTGGGCTTGAAAAAGTAATTCAGGGTGCAAAAACAGAATCTGTTCCACTTGGAGAACTTAAGCATCTGGCTGAGAACCGAATGCTTATTTTTGACGAATTAATCGTTCAGTTTACAATGGGCAACTGCATTACCATCGAAGACACAAACGGAAATAAGAAACTGTATAAGAAGCACGCTGATGAAAAGATTGATAACATCGCAGCGCTTATGGATGCATTCGTCGCCTATAAGCTGAATAAAGATGCGTTTGATTAAGGAGATACTTTTTATGAGTTATTATGTAGACTCCTATGATGGCGATTTGATTGCACGCCATGGTGCCACAAGAAAATAAGGAGGACTAAATGGGCTTAATCAATAGAATAAGATCTGGTTGGAATGCCTTTATAGGTCGTGATCCAACTGATATTTATCAGATAGCTTCAAGTTATGGAAGCAGCTATGGATACTATCCTGATAGAAAAGTTCTATCTGGTGGATCTGAAAAGACAATCATTAATTCTATTTATAATAGGATTGCTGTTGACGTTTCAACAATTGATGTCGAACATGTTCGGATTGATGAGAATAATAACTTTCTTGAACAAATCAATTCTGGACTTAATAACTGCTTTACACTTGAAGCAAATAAGGACCAGGCCGGAAGGGCGTTTGTACAGGATATAGCATTATCCTTATTTGATAATGGTGTAGTTGCGCTTGTCCCTACAGACACTAATAAGAATCCGTTTTTTACAGATTCATACGATATTCTTTCTATGCGTGTTGGTGAGGTTATCGCTTGGTATCCGGATTCTGTAAAGATTCATGTCTATAATGACAGAAAGGGAGAAAAGGAAGACATAGTCTTACCTAAGCGCATGGTCGCTATTATTCAAAACCCTTTCTATTCGGTTATGAATACAAGAAACGGTACCGTCATGAGACTCCGCAGAAAACTTGCCCTTCTTGATCAAACCGATGATAACAATGCATCTGGGAAACTCGACATTATTATGCAGCTTCCTTATACAATACATTCACCAGCCCTAAAACAGAGAGCAGAAGCTAGGCGCAAAGATATAGAAGACCAGCTGAAGGGATCTAAATATGGGATTGCGTATGCAGATGCTACGGAAAAGATTACACAGCTTAATCGTCCGGCAGAGAATCAGCTTCATGCCGAAGTTGAGTCTCTAACAAAGCAACTTTATTCACAGCTTAACATCACAGACGAAATTTTAAATGGCACAGCTAATGAGCAAACAATGCTTAATTACTATGACCGAACTGTTGAGCCAGTTTTACAAGCAATTGTAGACGAGGTAAAGCGGAAGTTTATTAGTAAAACAGCTCGTGCTCAGGGTCAGTCTATGATATTCTTTAGAAACCCATTTAAACTTGTTCCTGTTTCACAGGTTGCAGATATTGCAGACAAACTCACCAGAAATGAAATCATGACTTCCAACGAAGTTCGGCAGATTCTTGGGATGCGACCCTCTTCCGATCCTGGTGCAGATGAACTTAGGAACAAGAATATGCCTGTTGATGAAACAGGTATGATGCCACAGGAAGGACAGGTTGGGATGAATCCCGAGCTGTCTCCTGAAGAAATGCAGCAGTATCAATAGGAGGAATAATTCAAAATGGGTAAAACCAAACGCAAGGATTATGACTTCTCTGGATATGTTGCGCGTTATGGAGTGAAGTGCACGGATGGAACAGTTATTCATCCTGGTTGCTTTGCTCATAATGATGGTGACATGGTCTCGCTTTTCTGGAATCATGATCATGGCGATCCGAGTAAACTTCTCGGAAACGTTGTGCTTGAGGAAAGAGATGACGGTGTCTATGGTTATGGTTCATTTAATGAATCAGACGCTGCAAAAGCAGCAAAGCTTGCCATGGCACATGGAGACATTTCTGCACTGTCCATCTACGCAAATCATCTTCAGAGAAAAGGAAACGACATCTATCACGGAGATGCAAAAGAGGTTTCTTGTGTAATTTCCGGAGCAGATCCTACAGCTTATGTTGATTACATGAGCTTTGCTCACTCTGATGGATACGATCCTATCGAAATCGACGACGAAGACTTCGAGGCCTATATCTATACAGGTGATGGCCTCACAATTGCTCATTCGGATATGGGCAAGGAGGACAAAGAAGTGGGAGCAAATTCAAAGATTAAGCATAGTGAAGATGACACAACAACTGTACAGGATGTCGTCGATACTATGGATGACGATCAGAAGGAAGTTATGTTCAATCTGATCCAGGCAGCAGCAAACGGCGAGCTTGATCTCGGTGATGATGACACTGATGATGAAGATGCTGATGATACAGATGAGGGTGAGCCCGCCGGAGATGACGACGAAGTTAAGCATAGTGATAATTTAGAGGAGGAAGACGCCGTGGGTTACAACGTTTTCGAAAATGACGGAGAGAATTCTGACAAAGTGATTTCTCATTCCGACATGAACAATTTTATCGAGCAGGCAAAGAAGTCGAGAATGTCTCTGAAGGATATTCTCGCAGAAAATGGGGTTGATGATGCTGCCCCTGCAAATGTGATCGCGCATAGTGATCAGAACTATGGAATCACACCGGTTGATTATCTTTTCCCTAACGAGAAGAATTTCTCAACCTATCCTGATTTCATTCAGAGAAAGACTGACTGGGTCGGCAAGTTCATGGGCCGTGTTCACCATACACCTTTCAGCCGTGTTCGCACAATTCATGCAAATATCACAGAAGATGAAGCAAGAGCGCTTGGTTACCTCAAGGGTAAGCAGAAGAAGGATGAAGTATTTACGCTTCTTAAGCGTTCCACAAGCCCTCAGACAATCTATAAGCGTCAGAAGATGGATCGTGATGATATCATCGACATCGACATCGATGTAGTACCTTGGATCAAGGGTGAGATGCGCCAGATGCTTGATGAGGAAATCGCGCGTGCTTGCCTGATCGGTGATGGCAGACCTTCAAGTTCTGATGACAAGATTCATGAGGATAACATTCGTCCTGCATGGACTGATGATGAGCTTTACACTATCAAGGCAGTTCTTGAGCTTGCCAAGGATGCAACAGAGGATGAGAAAGCTAAGCAGCTTATCCGTCTTGCAGTAAAGTCCAGAAAGCAGTATCGTGGTTCCGGCGATCCTATTCTCTTCACTACAGAGGATAACCTTACCGACATGCTTCTTCTCGAAGATGTTAACGGCCGTGTCATTTATGATTCGATTACAAAGCTTGCAACAGCAATGCGTGTATCTGACATCGTTACGGTTCCTGTTATGGAGAACCAGACGCGTACTGTTGATGGCAAGGTACATCATCTTGAAGGCATCATTGTCAACCCTGATGACTACAACATCGGCGCTGACAAGGGTGGTGCTGTTGCTACATTCGATGATTTCGACATCAACTTCAACCAGATGGTCTATCTGATGGAAACACGTTGCTCTGGCGCGCTTGTAAAGCCTTACTCTGCAATTGCGCTTGAGTCTACTGTAGCAACGGCCTAAGGTCAAAATGGGATAAGGAGAAGCGATGATGAAATACTCAGGCATTATTGGATTTGCGGATGAGATCGAAAAAGAACCTGGCGTTTTTGTTTCTGATATAAAAGAACGTCACTATTTTGGTGAAGTATCTCGTTTCATTAGCAAAAGTGATCAGGATGCAGAAGTAACCGTTGATCAAAACGTGAATAATGAGATTTCCATCATCGCTGATACTTATGCCATGAAGCACCTTGCAGACATAAGATATATTTGTTGGCTTGGCGTGAAATGGAGAGTTGGAACTGTCCAGATAAATTATCCACGCCTGGTTCTTTCAATCGGAGGCCTCTATAACAATGTCAAGACCGAGAGTGGATCTGCAGACGATCCTGGAAACAATTCTTGGGAGTAAGCAGGTTTATTTTCAGAGGCCAGCATCCCAAAAGCTAGTATATCCTGCAATTATCTATAGTCTCTCAGATAAAGTTCCTGAGTACGCAGATAATAAAAAGTATATTTCTATGAATCGCTATCAGGTAAAAGTGATATCGCAGGATTCAACAAATACTTTTGCAGATGATATATTAGAAGAGCTGCCATTTAGCTCTTTTGATAGACGTTATGTGGCAGATAATTTATATCATGATGTACTCGACGTGTATTTTTAAGGAGGAACAAAAATGAAACTTGTATGGGATAAAGTAGGCGAACACTTTTATGAGCAGGGTGTTCAGAAGGGTGTTCTTTTCCCCATCGATGATACTGGAAATTATGCAAAGGGCGTTGCATGGAATGGTCTCCGCACAGTTGATGAGAATCCTTCCGGCGCAGAAGCAAACAAGTTCTATGCAGACAACGATGTTTATCTGAACATTCTTTCCAAGGAAACATACGGCGCTACAATCGGCGCATACACTTATCCTGATGAGTGGGAAGAGTGTGATGGTTCAAGAGATATCGCAAAGGGTGTTTCTATCGGTCAGCAGCCTCGTCGTTCTTTCGGCCTGTGCTATCGCACTGAGGTCGGCAATGATGTAACATCTAACCATCATTACAAGCTGCACATCGTATACAACTGCCTGGCTTCTCCTTCTGAGCGGAATCATGAGACTATGAATGATTCTCCGGCTCCGTCAGAGCTTTCCTGGACAATTTCTACAACTCCTATCGAAGTAAGTGGCTTTGAGAAAACAGCAACGCTTGAGATCGACTCTTCCAAGGTCGATGCAGCAAAGCTGAAGAAGCTTGAAGACATTCTTTACGGTACAGATGATACTACTACTGAAGGAGCTGGAACAACAACCGGCACAGATTCTCGCCTGCCCCTTCCTGATGAGATTGCAAAGATCTTCGCAGAAACAGTCTAATAAAAATCGCTGTAACCTGCCTAAAAACTAAATACTGAAAGTAAGGGAACGATTATCAAGGTCATTCTATTTATGGGGATAATCAAAAATTGGCGCGTGGTTTCGCCAATGTATTGTAAATTGAAAGAGAGCCTAGCTAAATATTTAGCAGGCTCTCTTATTTTTTTCTTAACAGGAGATAAGATATGTATACAAAGACTATCACCTATACAGACTATAACGGCAATGAGCGTACAGAGAAGTTCCTTTTCAACCTTTCTAAGGCTGAAATCCTTGAGATGGAGCTTTCCACAACAGGTGGATTTACTGAAAAGCTTCAGAAGATCATCGATGCACAGGATGTTCCTACGATGACATCTGTCTTCAAGGAATTACTTTTGAAATCATACGGCGAAAAGTCTGATGACGGCAGGCGCTTCATTAAATCTGCCGAGCTTTCAAAGGCTTTCTCCGAAACAGAAGCATACTCCAATTTCTATATGGAGCTTGTTACAAATACAGATTCTGCTATCGAGTTTATTAACGGAGTTGTTCCAGCAGAGGTTGCTGCTGAAGCAAAGAAAGAAGCAGATAAGCAGAAGGCAATTGAACAGTCTGGCCTGAAGGTTGTTGATCATATCGAGGTGTAAGTAATTTATGCTCGAAATCACAGCCAAAGGTGGGCAGGAGTTTTTTGATGAAGAAACCGGACTGTTCCATTCTTTGAAACAAGACGAGCATTTAAAACTTGAACATTCTTTAATATCGATTTCAAAATGGGAATCACAGTACCACAGGTCTTTTATTTCAGAAGGTCCAAAGACCAATAAGGAGCAGATCGATTATATTAAAGATATGTCCATGACGTCGAATGTTGATCCAGAAGCCTTTTATGTTTTATCGAGTGAAGATATAGAAAAGATAAATGCCTATATAGCAGATCCGATGACCGCAACTACGTTTTCTGATGATAGGAAAAAGGCTTCTGATAAGTACCAAAATCAAAAGATGACATCTGAGGTTATCTACTATCTTATGATTAGCTTTGGAATTCCATTTGAGTGCCAAAAATGGCATTTGAATAGACTTCTTAGGTTAATTCGTGTGTGTGAATACAAAAATGGTGGAACAACCAAGATGTCAAAAGCTGAAATTTTTGCTCAGAATAAAGCGCTTAATGAGGAGCGAAGAGCTAAACTTCATTCAAAGGGGTAAGACTATGATATCGGTTCGTCAGAGAGGAAACTTTTCTAATCTTGAGAAGTTTTTAAAAAAGTCATTAGGACATGACTGGGAAAAGGTCTTAGATGAATATGGAAAACGCGGCGTTGAAGCGCTTTCTGATAATACTCCTGTCGATACCGGTTTACTTAAGTCTTCTTGGTACTATGAGATTGTAAAAGAAGATGGAGCAGTTCGAGTTATTTGGAAAAATAGTGATATTGAAAATGGTGTGCCTGTAGCACTATTAGTTGTTTATGGGCATGGAACAAAAAATGGTGGGTATGTGGAGGGTAGAGACTTTATTAGTCCTGCCCTCCAACCTATTTTTGATGAACTTGCTGAAGCTGCTTGGAAGGAGGTTTCCGCGTCATGAGCAGAGAAAAGGACGAAAAAGTTGTGGAGATGCGGTTTGACAACAAGCAGTTTGAGCAAGGTGTCAAACAGACAAGAGATTCGATACAGAAACTAAAATCGGATCTTGATTTTTCAGATGTAAATAGTAAAATTTCTGGTTTTCAAAGAGTAATTAATACTATATCGATTGCAAAGATCGCAAAGAGTACAGATCAGCTTGCAAAGAGATTTAGTTTTCTTGGTGAATCAATTGATTCATTAAAGCATAAACTTGCCGGTGGACTTTTTAACTCTGTTACAGCTGCCTTTAATCAGATGAAAACTGGTGGCTGGAGCAGATCTCTTAATATTGCAAATGCAGAGTTCCAGATCAAGGGATTAAAGAAAGATTGGGACGCTCTACAGGAAGACATTGACTATGGCGTAAAAGACACCGCATATGGATTTGATGAAGCAGCCAAAGCGGCTGCGCAGTTTGCGGCATCGGGACTTGACGCCGGCCAACAGATGAAGACTGCGCTTCGAGGCATCTCTGGTGTTGCCGCAATGACAAATTCATCTTACTCCGATATTGCAAATATCTTTACTACAATTTCTGGTAATGGCAGATTGATGGCAGATCAGCTTAACCAGATGTCATCTCGTGGCCTTAATGCAGCAGCAACACTTGCTGATTATTTTAATTCATCATCTGAAAAGATGCAGGAATTTTATGAACTTTATAATAAATACAAGACAAAGTCAGATGAAGGAATTGTAAAAGGATCTAAGGCAACAGAAAAAGCAATTCGTACAATGACATCTCGTGGCGCCATTGATTTTAAAACATTTTCTGATGCTATGGATCAGGCATTCGGAGAACATGCAAAGGAAGGTAATAAAACTTTTGTTGGTTCACTTTCGAACATGAAGGCAGCTCTTTCCAGAATTGGTGCAGAGGTAACAGGCCCGCTTCAAAATGGGATGATTACTGTCTTTAATGATCTAAGAGTAATATTTAATACGATTCATAAAGTTGCTCAGCCTGTTCTTGATGATCTTGCGAAAGCAATTTCTTTTGTTCTTAAAGAGGGTGGCCCGGTTGATAAGGTATTAAAAGGCATAAATAGTGTCCTTGAGACTATGTACGATAAGGGCGAGAAGCTTCAGGAACAGATTCATGAAATCACAGGAACAACAACAGAAGATCTTCAGAAAATAGGAAAAGCCATTCACGACGTTATGATGGGCGTTTACGGAAATGGTGATAAGAGAAAAGATCTTCTTAAAGCCGCAGGCCTTGATTACGCAACAATTCAAGGTGGCGTTAACCAAGTAATGCTTGGCGGTAAAACTATTGAAGAAGTTTTAAAGAGTATGGAGCAGACTGCTTCTACTACTGGTCAGACATTTAAAGAAGTCGTTAATCAGGCTACTGATATGACCAAAGAAGAAAAGGCAGCTCTTGAACTTCGTCATAATATTGAAATGATTCATTCTGCAGGAAATAATTTTGCAGATGGATTTAAGACTATTGGTAAAGCTACCGTTGATATTTTAAAGAAGATATGGCAGGCATTTACCGATGTATTTGACAAGCCTTCATTTGATAAACTAAATGATTTTGCAGAAGGATTTAAGAAATTTACAGAGGAAATGTATCCTACCGAAAAGCGTCTTAATAATATTCAAAGGACATTCAGAGGCCTTTTCTCTATTATCGATATGGGAGCCAGAATTATAGGAGCATTTCTTTCTGGTCTATTTAAACTTCATAAAAACGTTGATGATCTTGGCGGCGGTCTCTTAGGGGTTACTGGATTCCTTGGAGATCTTCTTTATAAACTTGATCAAGCGACAAAGAAAGGTCATGTATTTTCTAAAGTATTCGGAGGAATAGGTACTTTTCTTTCGAATGCATTTACAAAAATTCACGATTTCTTTACAAAAGTAAATGAAGATGCTGCAAAATCTGGTATCGGAACAAAGGTTGCTGATGGATTTAAAACATTCGGAAAAGCCGTTGTAAAAGTATTTGGAGCAATTGGCCTTGCTTTTAAGTCTCTTGGCGAATGGGCAAAGAAAACAGGAATTGGACCAGCAGTTCTTAATGCGCTTTCAATTGCCGCGCAGACTCTTGGGAAAGTCATAGAATTTATTGCTGAAAAGATTGAAAACTTTGTTAAAAAGGTTAAAAATTCACCGCTTACAGCAAAACTTGTTGATGATTTTACAGAGTCAGTTACAAAACTTTCTTCAAAAGTAAAGGAGCTGAAGCTTTCCGATATTAAGCTTCCTAAGTTTTATGAAATTGCAGAAAATATTTATAAATTTAATAAAAAGATTAAAAAGTTCTTTTCTGATACATTTAACTCAACAAATAGAATGGTGTTCCTTGCGGATACAACAAAGAAATTTGAAGAGTTTACAGGAATTTTAGGTGCATTTTCAAGCGAAGGAAAGAAAGCCGCCCCAGTTCTTGCTTCTGTTTCTGATGCTTATTGTGGCATATTTAAAAAAGTAAATTCAAAAGACGGAACAGATGCAAAGAAGAATATTAAGTCTTTTGGTGATACAATAAAGGATTTTGTATCTAATGCCGGAGAGAAGTTAAAGAGTTTTATTTCTTGGATGAAAGAGAACTTTAACTGGAAAGAGATATTTAAAACTGCCCAGGCATTTATTGCTCTTAGTGCATTAAATAATGTTTCAAAGGCTGTAAAGAGCTTTGGATCTGTAATGGGTGGTGTTGGTACTCTTCTTGAAGGTGTTGGAAAAGGTGTATGGCAGTTTCTTATTTCTGCTGGAAAATCATTTGAGAACATTTCAAAGGGTGTAAAATCATATTTAAGAGGACAGGGGCTTAAGGCAGCCACAAGCGGAATTCTTGCTATTGCTGGAGCAATCCTTGCTATGGCAGGAGCACTTAAGATAATAAGTACAATTGATGAAAAGTCTCTTAAGAGATCTCTTGTTGCTCTTTCAGTTATTGTTGGTGAACTTATAGCACTTTCTGTTGTTGTTGGAAAGTTCACAAAGACTGTTAAACCGACACAGTTTATGGCACTTGCCACTGTATTTATTACAATTGGTATTGCTATGGAGAAACTTGCAAAAGCAATCCAGACAGTAGCAACAATTGGTGATGGCAAGAAGATTGCTCAGGCAACTGGAGCCATAGCTCTTCTCCTTGGAGAAATTATGGGCTTTATGGTTATCTTAAATGGCGGATTTTCTGCTGGAAAACTTACTATTAAAGCTGCCGATGCAAGCGGCATGAAGACAACTGTTGCATCATTTGTCGCAATTGCAACAGGACTTCAGGTAATGACCGGCGTTATTATGTCATTTGCTAAGATGAGCAGAAGTGATTTCCGTAAAGGTTGGGCAGAAATGTCTCTTACTCTTGCTACACTTACTGCGGCGATGATTGCTATAAATCGTTTTGGAAAGGGTATTGGGAAAGATCAAACTCTCGCGTTTGCAAATATTTTAGGACTTGTTGCGGCTGTAGCTGGATTATCTCTTGTTGTAAAAACTCTTGGAAAGATGAATGAAAAAGAGTTTAAGAGAGGTATTGATGGAATGCGTTCTATTATGCTTTCTCTTGCAGCAATGTTTATAACAATGAATTATGCGTTTAAGGATAATATCATTGGACAAGCAGATAATTTAAAGCAGGCAGCAAAAGCAATCGTTTCCATTGGCGCATCAGTTCTTCTTATAGCTTTAGCACTTCATACAATTTCAAAGATAGAAGGACCAGACCTTATAAAATCTGTTCTTGCTGTCACAACACTCATTGTTGCATTAACAGCAAGCGTTGGTTATATGAACAAGCTTACTGATGGCGTTCATGGCGTTGGCGATGCATCAAAAACGCTTGCTGCTATTGGTGGGGCGATTGCTGCAATTTCTGTAGCTGTTCTTGCGCTCTCAACAATTAATCCTGGCAAGATGGCTGCGGCAACAACAGCAATAAGTGTTCTTCTTCTTGCTCTTGGAAAATCCGTTTCTTGGATGAGTAAAGGTAAGAAGCAAGTTATGACTATGAAGTCACTTGCTATTATACTTCTTTCATTTGCTGGTATTATTGTTGCTCTTGCAGCACTTCCTATGGATAGACTCATTGCTGTATCCGCATCACTTTCTGCAATACTTCTTTCGATGGCAGCACTTATGCATAGCATCGGAATGATCGGAGATGTTAGCACAAAGGATGTTGCAAAATTTGCTGTTATATCTGCAATCGTTACTGCATTAATGGGATGCATTGCAGTTATTATTGCAAAGGCAACGAGTCTTGGTGGAGATCCTACACAGTATGTTTCTCTAGTAAAAGCCACAGCAACATTTAGTCTTGCTATGATTCCGCTTATATTTGCGCTCAATCAGATGGCAAAAACCGGTGCTGATACTGGTAAACTTTTAAAACTTACCGGTATTCTTGCTATTATTGGCGGTGTTATTGGAGAAATGGGTCTTATATTAGTTGGACTTTCAAAACTTCCTTCTGATACAAATAAATTTGTTCCAATTATTTCTGGAATAGGTGCAATGCTTGCTGAGATGGTAACTTTAATGGTTCCTATCATCATGATTTCTCAAATGAATGTTGATACAGGGAGAATGTTTAAACTTACCGGAATGTTTGCACTTATTGGTGGAATTTTAGGAGAACTTGGAATTGTTATTTCAGCCATTTCTATGATTCCTTCCGATACAGATAAATTTGCTCCAATATTAAAAGGAATTGGAGCTATGCTTATTGAACTTGCCGGAGTTATTACAGCAATAACTATAATAAGTAAAATTCCAGGAATAAATATTGGTAAAATGGCAGCTGTTTCTGGCGTTCTTTATGTTTGTTCCGGAGTACTTGGAGCTGTTGGACTTATTCTTGCGGCACTTTCTGATATTCCATCGGAAAACATGGATAACTATGAGCGGATAGCAAAAACAGTTACAAAAACTTGCGTTGCTCTTATTCCAATGATTGCAGCAGCTGCTGCTATTGGAAAGTTTGGTGCTGCAGGTCCTACAATTCTTGGAGCCGCTTCTGTTCTTGGTTCTATGGCTATATTCCTTGTTGGCGTTCCAATGATATTTGAAGCACTTGGTGGAATAATAAATGCCATTAATCATTTTGCAGGAGAAGGCGCAGCAGAAAGAACAATTCAAACAGCGCTTAATGTACTTCATCTTATTATTACAGGTATTGCACAGATTGCTGCAGATGCAATTGATATTGTTTCTTCATCTGTTATAAAGCAGATAACAAATGCTGGTCTTGCGCTTCAGGTTGTTGCACTCGGTATCCAAAGTATTCTCGAAACATGCAAAGGACTTAAGAAAGAAGATGTTGAAACTATACGAGTAATTGGCGACTTTATGAAAGCAATTTCTGATGCTGCCAAAGAATCATATGGATATGACGAGAAGTCAAAGCAAAAAGTTGATTATATTGCTGAGTTTCTTCCTTCGTTTAAACGAATTGGTGAAGCATTAAATGAGTTTAATGAGACAACTTCTGGAATAGATCCTACACAAATACAGGCAGTAACAAGATCTGCATATTATATTGGAACGCTTATTGAAGCCATTTCAAACGCAGTGTCAAAAGGTATTGATTATACAGATTATGATGCTCAGCTTGACGATATTACAAATGTGATTTCAAATAGCTTTGGTCCTATGATTAATTCTGTATCTTCTCTCGATGAAAATAAGGTTGATAAAACGGTTTCTGTAATAAAACAGCTTAAGAAACTTGTTGCTCCTCTTCAGGAATTTCACGATCTTGCTGGAGATGGGGACTTTTCACTTTCTGTACTTTGGGGATTGTTTAAGATTAATGATACAGCTGTTGACTATAATGAGCTTGGAAAACAGATTTCTGATTTCTGTATTTCTATGTATAGCTCTATTTCAACAATTGGTTCTTCTGATATTGATGAAAATACATATAAAACAGGCATTGACCGAATTTCTGCTATGCAGAATATTACTGGAACATTTTCTATTATGCAAGGATTTATGCCAGAAATCGATTCTTTCCTTACATGGTGGAATGGGAGAACGACATTTAAGTCTATGACTTGGTCAGATTTTGGCAATGATCTTTCTTCATTTGTTATTGAGATGCTTGGTAGCTTTAATGTTATCGGATCTTCTTCTAGTGTTACTGAAGAAACGATAAACTCTGCTGTGAATAAGATAAATCTTATTGGAAAAACCTCAGATGCTCTTTCATCTTTGAAGACTCTTATCCCTGAAGTCACGTCAGTTAAGTCTTTCTTTGCTGGAAAAGAAATGAACTGGAGTGATTTTGGAGAAGATTTAAGCGGTCTTATCAATTCGATTGCAAATGTCTCCACAACCGGCCAGATAATCGATGAAGCTGGTATGAATATGGTTGTTGAAGCTTGCAAAAAGATGGCGCTTACGCTGAATTTCCTTAAGAATTTTGATGGGGATAAAGCAGAAAAAGATGGAAAGTCTTTGTACAAATTTGCAGAAAGTGTAAAGAACTTTTTCGAAACACTTGCTGGAATAAAAGATGCAAAGAATGCAGAGGATACTCTTGATAATTTAAAGCAGATTATTTCTTCTATGAGTAACTATGACTTCGGGTCAGAGCTTCAAAATGGGAGTAAAGCATCTCTTAATTCATCAAATTTTACAGATACGATGAAGCAACTTACCGATAATGTAGATAAGATGCTTAAATCTGTTGATTCTACATCTAAGTACCCTAAGGAATTTAATGATGCTGGATCAAATCTTATCAAGTCTTTTGCCGATGGATTTAAAGATAATGATTCTTTAACCAAAATTCAAAGCGCAATTAACGTTGTTACAAATAAAGCCGCGTCATCTGCAAAAGATGCAGAAGTTATCAAGAAGATTAAGAAAGCTGGAAATAATTTCGCGCAGGGCTTTATTAATGGTATTAAAGAAAAAGTTAACAATGGCGATGTTGCAAAAGCTGGCACTGCACTCGGTAACTCTGCATATAAAGCAGCAAAGAAAGCCTTGGATGAGCATTCTCCTTCAAAGAAGATGTACCAGGTTGGTGCATATGCGGTTGAAGGTTTCGTAAACGGTATTAAATTAAATGGAGATTGGGCAGTTCGTTCTGTTGGTGAAACGATGCTTTCTCTTGTTTCTTATTTAAAGAATGGAATTGGTGCACAAGCTGATTTTAGTCATCAGTTTATATTTGATTCTACAGCCGTTGGATATTTGGCTGATAATATGAAACTTTATAAAGATGGAATCATTTCTTATGCACAGGCTCTAAATGAAGCAAAGTCTACAGTTCTTAATTTTGCTACATCTTTGTATGCAAATTCGGATGCATATCAGGAAGATCAGAAGAATCTTAAGAATGCAAAAGAAAATTATGAAGATGCTGTAGTAAGTTATAAAGAAGCGCAGGAAAATGTAAAAAAAGCGTCAAAAGATACAAAAGAGCAGGCTGTAAATGATTTAAAGAATGCAGAAACTGCTATGAATGATGCAAAGAAGTCTGTAAATGATGCTCTTAATTCAATCGTTGATCATGTTAAGAAAGCTTACGAAGAACTTCATTCAAATATTTCGAGCATGATCTCAGATTTTACATCAATTGAAACGGCCATTAGTAAAACACAGACGATTGACATTTTTGGAACAAATTCCGCATATCAGACAAAGAAGCAGAATGAAAAAGAACTTGCTAGCATTGAAGAAGAGATTGCTCAGGCAAGATCCGATCTCGCAGCAGCACAAGCAAAATCAGATGCTGTTCAAGGACGGTCTAAGATTGCACTTGATGAGATTACAGAAGCTCAAGATCGATTAAATACAGCTCTTGAACGTCAGCAGGAACTTATAAAGAGTAACGATTCTTCCGAATCTGCTCAAACGCTTCTTGATAACATGAAAGCGAATGTTGACCAGTATCGTACATGGCTTAATGAGCTTTCTGATCTTGAATCGATTGGACTTTCTTCTGAAGCGCTTCAAACGATTAAGAACCAAGGTATTCAGGGTGCAGAACAGGTTAAAACAATCTGGAATGCAGTATTTCAAAATGGGTTTATAAATCAGGATTTTGTTAATCAGTTTAATTCTTTGTTCGGCGAGAAGCAATCTCTTGAACTTCAGGGATTTAAGACGCAGCTTAGAGATTCTGAAGATGATATTGAAAACTGGAAGAATAAGCTTCTTGAAGCAAAGAATGCTGGATTTGATCAGGGGCTTCTTATTTCTATAGCAAAGCTCGGGCCTTCAAATCAGACTCAGCTTAATATGATGCTTAGAGACTATAATACATATGGTAATCAGTCTGTAACTCTTTGGAATAATAAGTTTAAAACTACGTATGGAAATGCAGATTATTGGGCATCTCAGATTATGGGCATTATTTCTGGGCTTAACGATAAGATTGCAGAAACAAATTCTGCACTTTCTGCTCTTGAAAATAGATCTGCTGCAGCAAACAGTAGTACTCTTAGTCTCGAGCGAGGAACAAAGAAGAGTGCTCTTCGTATAGCAGATGCATACGCACAAGGATTTGAGAAATCTTTGCAGATTGCATCCCCTTCAAAGAGATTTGCTCGGATTGGAAAATTTGTTGCTCTTGGATTTGCAAATGGTATTAAGAGTCAATCGGATAAAGTTGATAAAGCATCAAATGTATTTACGAATAGTCCAGTTAGTGCGATAGAATCTGCAATGGCACAGGCTAAGTCTTTACTTTCTGGTGATATTGATCCTACTATTCGTCCCATGATTGATCTTACAAACATTCAGAATGGTTCAAATCAGATTCATTCGATGTTTGATGGCATGTCACTGCAAACTCAGGTTGCTGGCGACTTTGCTTATAAGGTTGATAATGCGGATCAGTATGCTCCAAATAATATTATGGCGCGTTATATTAAGAATCGGCAGCCAGAAACTGTTAACAATGATTCTCATATGGAGCAGCAGAATACGTTTAATATAACAGGAGATAATCCGAAAGAGATTGCTAACCAGATCGACGTGATCTTGGCACAGAAAGCTCGTAGAAAGAGGGAATCATGGGCATAGTAATGTTTAACGGCCAATCGTCAAAAGACGTTTATGCCGAAGTAGAAGAACCGCCTACATACTCAGTTCCCAAGAGAAACTATAACCAGACACATATCCCTGGTCGAAATGGTGATCTTATTGAGGATGAAGGCTCATACGATAATGTTGATGCAACTTATAAAATGTCAGTGGTCCCTCCAAAAGGGTATACATATAGCTCAGTTATGAGCTTGTTTTCATCATGGCTTAATTCCAGTTCTGGTTATGCTAGACTAGAAGATACGTATGATGTTGAACATTACAGAATTGCTTCTTTTGAAGGGCCACTCGATATTTCTAATGTGTTTGAAAAGGGTGGAAAGGTTGAACTTAAGTTTTCTTGCCAGCCATTTCGGTTTTTAAAGGCAGGAGAGGAACCGATATCACTTCAAAATGGGGAAAATGTTGTTGTTAATCCAACATCATTCAAGTCCAAGCCATTTATTTATATTTCTGGTAGTGGGAGTGGATACTTTAAAATAAATAACATAACGGTGACAATACTAAGAATTTATGACGGAATGATTATTGATTCTGATAATTATGATTGCTATAAATTAGGAGCAAATAATAATTATGTCAATTTAAATAATATAATTACTGTGGATCCTGTTGATTCTTTCCCAGAATTTAATGGAGGAAGAAATGTTGTAACAGTTGCTGGTGGAATTAAAGATATTGTTGTTATTCCTAGGTGGTGCACGTTATGAATTCACTTCGTCTTTTTGATAGCGATAGCGAAGAATTTTTAACAAATGGAAAAGGAAATCTTACAAAGCATGCAATAAAGCCAATCGTTCGTAACGAAGTAAATGGTGAGTATACGCTTGAATTTGATTATCCGTGCTCAGCGCCACATTATAATGATATTTTAAATCGAGATATAATTGTAACAAAGGTTGATCCATATTCAAAACCACAGGCGTTTCGAGTACTTCATAAAACAACGCCAATCGATGGCATTGTAACATTTCTTGCAAATCATATAAGTTATGATCTTTCTGGTAAAATTTTAAAAGCTCCCCCGTTACCTCAGGCAAGTACTCCTGATGTACCGGGGAATTTTTCTTCTTGTAAAAATGCTTTTTCTTATATGTCAAATAAAAATAATGTAATTGGTGATCTTGGAAAGTTTACATTTAAAACAGATATTGAAAATTCTTCTCGTCTTGACATGCCAACGCCAATGTCAATACGTTCGTTTTTAGGTTCTTCTTCTGAAAACTCAATTATTTCTTTTTATGGTGGCGAACTATATTTTGATAATTTTACAGTCCATCATATGGTGCAAATAGGAACTGATTCTGGTGTTGTTGTTCGTTACGGAAAAAACATGACAGAATTTAATCAGGTATCCGATTCATCCGGAGTAGCTACTGGAGTTTATCCATACTACTATCAAGAAAATGATGGATTTATTGCTGGCGATGTTCAATATGTTCTTGATGACAATGGGAATAAAGCATTTTCTTACGATAAAATAATGACCCTGGATTGCTCATCAATAAATTGGGAAGATGAAGGATACTCTGGGTATACTGGAATGCCAACAAAAGCCATGCTTAATGCATATGCAAAAAAGTATGTAAAAGAAAATGCAATTGGAATCAATAAAGAAAGTACAACAATTTCTTTTAAGGAACTTGCAAAAGTTTCTGGTGGAGAATCGATTATTCATGACCTTGAAAAAGTTCATCTTGGAGATTGGGTTACAGTACTTTATCCAAATGTGAATATTTCACTTAAAGCCGAATGCGTTGCTACTGATTATAATGCAGCAACAGATACATATGAATCACTTACTTTAGGTGATCCTATGGAAACTCTTTCTGGATCTATGGTAGATAATTTCTTTTCAGTTTCTTATACAACATCAACTGCAATAAAGCAGCAGGCAAGTGGAACAATCAGCAATCTTGACAAGAAAGTTGATAAAACACTTGTTATTAATTCAATAAATAATTCTCCAGAAACAGAACTTATAAGTGATAAAAGAATTGATTTTTCATCTTCATATACAACTGCTTCGGAAATAGAAAAAACATGTCCGCTTACCTTTAAATAGTAGTGCATAAAGGAGAAAAGATGAGATGAGTGTTCAGAAGATGTACTCCATCACGTTTCGAAAGCCTGATGGAAATATAAAAACAATCATTGGCGCTAAGAAAAAACATGAATCTACAGATATTGATCCCTATATTTCAAGCACAATTGATTCTAAGGTAGATACAGCGATTAATGATGCGTTAACTTCTGCTGTAATATATAAAGGAAGCGTAAAAACAGAAAACGATCTTCCAAAAGAAAATTTAAAACTTGGTGATATGTATAATATTGAGTCTGAATCTTCTTATGGTTATGAAGGAATTAATGTTGCTTGGGATGGATCGTCTTGGGATCCTATGGGATACACATTTAATATGGAAAATACAACTGCAGAAGAAATCGAAAAAACTTGTGATTTAAGTCTGGAGGAGAAATAAAAATGAGCTGGCTTGATAATGAGCATTCTCTTCCTGTACTTTGGGAGAGAATAAAAAAGTTAATTAAACTTCATACCGATAATAAGGAAAATCCGCATGGTGTAACAAAGGCACAGGTTGGCCTTGGAAGTGTTGATAATACAGCTGATAAAGATAAGAAAGTTGCAGAAGCCACAAAGGCTACTCAGGATGGGGCTGGAAATGTAATTACTGATACTTATCTTAAGAAAACGGATTCTACTGGATTTACAAATACAAAAGTAAAGGGTGCTGCTGAAACTGAATATCATACTGGAAATGTGAATATTACACCTGCAAATATTGGTATTACGGTTGTGAATAATACTGCAGATCAAAATAAGAAAGTTGCAGAAGCCACAAAGGCTACCCAAGATGGCGATGGAAATGTAATAGCAGATACCTATCTTAAGAAAACAGATGCTGAAAGCGGATATACAAATACATCTGTAAAGGGTTCTGCAGAAACAACTTATCGTACCGGCGAGGTAAACATAACACCAGAAAATCTTGGCATTACAGTTGTAAACAACACAAAAGATTCGGTTAAGAAAGTTGCAGAAGCCACAAAGGCTACTCAGGATGGGGCTGGAAATGTAATTACTGATACTTATCTTAAAAAGGTAGACGCGCCTTCATCTAGCGGTCAGGAAGTATATTCTGAAGAAATTACTTTAAAATCATCTTCTTGGTCTTCAAACACAATGACAATAGCGCCTTCTCATGTGACAGCAACGAATACAGTTATTGCAAAGCCACCTTATGGATATGAAGATGCATATTCATCCGCTGGAATAAAAGTAACAGAGCAGGGTGCTAAATCACTTAAGCTTACATGTGACACACCTCCAGCAAGCGACATCAATGTTGTAATCATTACGATTACTTAAATTGGAGGTGAGAAAATCGTATGAAAACTTATGTGCCCGATACGTCAAGTAGAATTGTTCATTATACATCTGTTGATTTTACAAAGAGAACTGTACAGACACCAATTCATCTTGTTCAGTATGATAGTTCACTTCCGATAATTGCAATAACTCTTATGGAAGGAACGAATGCATATTCGCTTCCCGCCGATGGTGTTGCAGAGCTCCGCTATGGTAAAAATGATTATACATTTGTTATTGCAGATGCTTTAGGACAGTCTGCAGATGGCACTATAGTATATTTTGAAATCACTTATCAGATGACTGTTGAATCTGGAGAGCATCATCCTGTTGTGTCTATTTGGGTAGATGATAAAATCGCTGCCTCTTCTACAATTAATATAATTATTGATAGAAATCCTGTTCAAAACGAACAGATTGAGTCTTTAACTGATTATACAGCACTTAGAAGATTTAAAAGCGATGCTGAGGCTGCCGCGGCAAATGCAAAGAAATCTGAAGAAATAGCTACAAAATGCAGTGAGCAAATAAAAGGAGATGCTGCTCAAACAAAATCTGATAGAGAAGCCATTGAAAACATTATTTCAAATTTTGGTAATGATGGACTTGTTTATACAAAAGCAGATAGTCTTCCAGAAAAAGGTATTGATCATAGAACAATATACCTTATTCCTTCAAAAGATGCTTACGATGGAAATATTTATGAAGAATGGCTTTGGACAAGTGATGATAAGTGGGAACAGTTTGGTACTGTAATGCATGACATTGATAAAAAGATATTTTCCGTTGCATCAACTCTTTCTAAAAATAAATGGTCAAAAGTAACAGATTCTGATGAAAATGAAATGTATCAGCAGGATGCTGTAATCACTGGGGCAACAGCAACGAATTTTATTGTAACAGGCCCGGATAACACAGATAAAGTATCAAGAGAAACATATTCTCAAAATGGGATTCAGCCAATTGCACAAGGAAGCAATAAAGTAACATTTGAAGGATATTCAATTCCTGAAAATGATATAAAAATTGTAGCACTAGTTCAAAATAACTCAATTTAAAAAAAAGGAGAAAGATATGTCAAAAACACAGAAGTATTTAGTAGTTTATAAAAAGCCAAATGGCGACATTGCCGTAACATCAGGAACAGCAAATCTTAAGGTGAATACAGAAACATCTGTTGCCCCTGTTGCGTATCCTGAAAATACGGCTTCTTCAACTGAAAAAACTAATTAAACAAAATAAGACAAAAAAAAACAATTGTACAAAATAATAACATCTGAAAAGGAGTATTATTTATGTATAGTCCTTACTCTTATATGAATCCGGTTACGGTGCCGCATGTGTCATCTTTGGAAGAAGCGCGTTCTTATGTGATCCCAAACAATTCTTCCATTCTTCTTCTCGACGCTAATCAACCTTTTGTTTACTTAAAGGTAACTGATCAGCTTGGACAAAGTCAGGTTTCAAAATGGAAGATTACAGAAGTAAAAGAGCCAACAGCATCTGATATTGAAAATCGGATTTCTGGTCTTGAACAGAAACTCGATGCTCTTCTGGAGAAGGTGAATACAAATGGCAAACCCAATGCTGCAAAGAATGACCGGCCAACAGGAACTAACCAGAACAGAAACCAAAATCAGTGATATTTATGAAATGGTTCGTCGATCTGGAAAAAGTCCAAAAGACTTCTTTTATGCAATGTGCGCATCTCGTGGAGTAGATCCGAATAAAATCATAGAAGAAGTGAAAAAGCATTATTAATAAAGTCCATTTTAGGAGGTAAGTAAGAATGGATTCTATTATACCAACTAATGTCCCTATCACAGATGAGGATATTAAAAAATCAAAAGTGGTTTATAAGGAGGAAAATACCATGGGAGATATGTCTTCTATGAGTCCTAGCGATGTAGCGGCTGTTCTTGGGAATCATGACAGTAATGATTACGGATCTGGTTCCGCCTTCTGGATATTTGCTCTTATTGCTTTGATGGGAGGTTTCGGCGGTTGGAATAACCGTGGGTATAATTCCCAGTATGCAACTCAGGATTTTGTCCAGAATGGATTTAACTTCAACGATCTTCAGGATCAGAACAGAGATCTGATGAGTGCAGTAACGTCTGGTACCGCTCAGGCAGTTGCGGCAACAAATCAGGCTGAATATGAGCAAATCGCTGTTGCAAAAGACGCTCAGTATCAGCTGCAGCAGTCTCTTAATAATCTCGGCCTTATTGCACAGAACAATCAGGCAAATGAGAACGAATGCTGCTGCAAGACGCTTCGTGCTATTGATAACGTAAATTACAATAACGCGATGAATACAGCATCTATCAATGCAAACACAACAGCACAGACGCAGAAGATCCTTGACAAGATGTCCGAAAACGAGATCGCAGGTCTTCGTGCACAGGTAAATTCTCTTCAGAACCAGTTGAATGCGGTCGGTACCGTAAAGTATCCGATGAGTTCAGCATATACCGCAGGACCGAATCCTTTCTGCCAGCCTTGTGGTTGCAACATGTAAAAACTAAATAAAGACTTAAAAATTTAATAGCGGGCCCAGCAGCTTACCCAACTGGGCCGCATTTTTTTCTTTTTGGAATACCTATATGGAGGTATAAATTATGGTTGAAGCGTATTCTAAAGGAGTTACTGTTAACGCAAACAGTAATATTCCTTTTGAAATCGCAAAGATTGAAAAAGGAAATTTTGTTACTCTGTCCGGAGCAACAATCCAGATCAATCATTGCGGTGCCTATCGAGTAACTGTCAACGGCACAGCAACACCATCTGAAGCAGGTACATTTAGCGTAGAGCTCTCTAAGGATTCTATTCTTCAGGAGAATACCTTAACACAGGCTACGGTCTCAGCAACTTCCACCTTGCTGCCATTTAGCTTTACAACAATTGTACAAGTGCAGAAGAGTAATGGTGACTGTGCTTGTCTTTCGTCTACAGTTCTCTCCGTAGTAAATACGGGAGTTGCATCAGTGTTTAATAACATTAATGTAACTGTAGATAAGATTTGTTAAAATGCCTATTATTAATACTATAGGTGGAAACTCTAATTCAATGCCGAGTGGAAAAAAAGTAGAAGTTCCAATTGATTTTGATTTAAAGAGTGTAAATAATGGAATTATAACAAATAGATTTATCTCAGATTCTGAAAAATTTTTTGATGGATCATTATATTATTGGGAGTTTTGTGCTGCTACACGATTATCAGAAAATAAAATAATATTTTTTTATAATAAGCAAACTAATGGTTCCCCATATACAAATGGATTTTTCTGTAGAATTGCATTAATAAAAGGATCTAAAATTATATATGGTAATGAAACAAAAATAATGGATCTTAAGGTTATAAATATTAATAATAATGCAGAAAGAGTATTTGGGTGTTCGGCAGTAAGTCTAACCGATTCAAAAGTATTTCTTTTGTATACTCATACAAAAAATTTGTATGAGCATACTTATGACTATGAGGCCGGCCGAGAAACAGTATATGCTAGAATTATTTCAATTAATGATATGACCCCAACAATATCAAATCCTGTTGTTATAAAAAGTTCTGACGCTAAAACTGGATTTACTAATAATAATTTTTTAGATGCATTAACAGAAAACAAGGTCGTTGTTTCATTTTCAAAAATCTGGTATACAGGTCCGTCTAAATATCCGACTGATATAAATGTTAATGATGAATATATATATTTACTTAATATATCTGGGGATAATATTAGCATTTCTGATAGTTTGGAATATAAAGGAACTGTTTCAGATGTAAATAATTATTATGCTGATGCATCATATAAACCGATTAATATAACAGCGATTACGAATTCTTCTTTTGCAGTACTTAGAAATTCTGCTATTAAAGGTACTGATAGACTAGTTCTAAATTTATATACAATCAATAACAATAAAATTCAAGAAAATTCAAGCGAAATATTTTTAATGAATGGATATACTGGATTTCCTGATATGGATAAATTGTCAGATGAAAAAATATTAATATTTTGTTTTGATTCTAATTCTGGGAATTTAACATTTTATTTGTATGACATTTTATTAAAAACAATAATAAAAAAAGAGGTTACAGATAATACTATAACTCAATATCAGGCAGGGAAACCAAAAATTTATGCATTAGATAATAATAATGCGATTGCTTTTTATAGCGGAAAATCAGTTTTAAAATATTCAGCATTAAATATTAATGATGATAATAACATTGCGATTAAAAATACTATTACTATAAATGAGGTGCCATATGATGGAGACAGATATAATTTAACGGCATTAACTAATGAAAAATGTATTTTTACTTATATGGATAGTAGCACTATAATATCTATTAATGGATTATTTTTTGATCCATTAGATACATCATCTGTTTATGTTGGAGAAAACTATAAATTTACGTCAACTCCAAATGGTCCATTACAATATCTTCCAAAAACAGTTAAAAAGAATGTACTTGTAAATGAATAATTTTTTATTCTTTATTATAAAATATTTTTCTAAAAATTTCTTATTTTTATAAATAAAAGCAATCTGCTTTTTATAAAAAAGATATTTCCGGTAAGTTCTATCAGAAGACTTACCGGATTTTTTATTTTAAAAGGAGAGATTATTTCATGAAAAAAATAAACGGTCTTGCAATATATGTTGCATTTTCAATTGCTGCTGTAATTATTTATACAATAATTCAGCAGTATATTTTTATAAAAGCGCCGAATGCAACCGAAATGTCAACCCTTACAACTTGCTTTTTTGCATTTTTCGGAGGAGAAATTACAATCTCAGGACTCATTAAACTTTTTAAATTAAAAGGAGAAACAAAGCATGACAAAAGAACAGATCTTACAGAAAGTGACGAGCCGGAAATTCTTGATGGCTCTGGCAGCATTTCTGGCATCTCTGGGGGCATCGATAACGGGGATCGCGTCGGGTAATGAGACGCTTACCGTAATCGGTACGATCTGCACGACAGTTTCCGCAGCGCTTTATGCTGCTATGGAAGCATATGTTGATGCCACAAGGATTAAAAATAATCCCGAATAAGTGAGGTGAAATTACTATGGTTTATCGCATAGGTTCGGCTCGAATTTCAGAATATGGAACTATAGACGGTAAACCCGGTGATCAGAAGGGTGGTCACGAGGTATCCATCCAGCAGTATTACCTTCATCGTAAAGGCTGGAGAGTATTCCGCGCCAAGGACCCTGTTAAGTCTAAGGTCATCGGTTTAACAATGATTGATCTCTGTGAAAATGACTGCTTTGGCTATGGTCAAGCAGATAGACTCACAGGATTTAATGCGGCATCTAAAGTCGGTTTTGATATTAAAAAAGTAAAGATTCCTGTAAATATTGATTGTTCTGTAGCAATTCGTATCTGCTGCATGGCAGCCGGCATCAAAACGGGAGATTTTTATACAGCCAATGAAGCTAAATGCCTCCTCTCAACCAATCAGTTTGCAGAGGTTACAAATAAGATCGATTTCAAAACCGGGGACGGCCTTCAGTTTGGTGATATTTTAGTCACAAAAACAAAAGGCCATACAGCAGTTGTCGTAAATAGCACCACTGGAAACACAAATGTTCCTATTCAAAAAAGTGAAAGCCAGTCACAGAAGGTAAAGTTTGTAGGAAAAATCGTAAACTGTAGTCAGCTAAATGTTCGCACAAAGCCATCATCTTTATCTCCTATTGAGAAAAAGTATCCAGTGCTTAAATGCGGTAACATGGTTGATGTATGCGATATAGTTGACGATTGGTACTACATTCTTATTGATAAGAGGGTATATGCATATGTCAAAGCGAAATACGTTCAGAGGACCTAATGTAAAAGAAGACGCGCTCGTCGAAGTTAAGCCTGAAGAAGATCAGTCTATGTCTGATCCAAATGATATTGAAAACTCGCTTGATAAAGAAGGAAGAGCAAACAATACTTTCTTCCTTCGCTCAGAGCCAAATATGTATGAAGGATTTCTCACATCGAACCTTGTTTATATTTATCACAAGGTGCATATCGTTGGAGAGAAGGGTGTTTTTTATAAGATAATCGATAAGAAAGGCATTAAGGGATACGCACCGAAGAAATTCATCGAGGTGATGTAAAATGATGCTCTTTCTTACACATGTGGTTGGCCCTGATATATTTGATAAAATTGTAGATCTTGCCCGATCTATAGTAACGCTTTGCGTACTTGTAAGTTGGATACATACAATTTATAAAACGGCCTCAAAACCTGTTGAAAATTGGAAAGATAAATTGGATGAAAGAATGGCAAAAGATGAAGAAAGAATTGGAAAAATAGAGCAGCGTATGGAAGATGCTGAAAAGAACATTAATTCTGATAATTCAAGAGTTGCCGACCTTGAGGATTCAATGAATGTAACATTGCAGTCGCTTCTTGCGATTACAGATCATCTTATTGATGGAACAGATAAAGAAAAACTTCTTAAGTCCAGGGATAATCTGGATGATTTCCTAGTTAATAGGCAAAAGAACAAAAATAACGTATAAGGAGTCGATCAAACTATGGTATCTAAAATATATTCCGACAAACGGAAGGATAACACTGGTACATTTTTGACCGAATTTGATGGTCTGTCCACGGATGAAAAACCGCTGTACCCCGAGGCTACAAATGCGGATATTTTCTATGAAATGGATACCACGACGGCTTACAAATTCGATCAGGATAATAATAAATGGTGGCCGCAGTAAGGAGGGATTATTATGGCAGGATTTAGCCCAATAACTTATGCCCTCGCAAAGTCAATGGCAAGAAAAACAATGCAGGGTGGCGGCGCCATTAAAGGTGATAAAGGTGACAAAGGTGATGCCGGTACGATTGAAATCGCCGGCGTTGACACCGTTGAACCTGATGAAGCGCCGAAAGTAGAAAATGTTGGCACAAAAAGTTCAGCAAAACTTTTCTTCTTTCTTCCTCGCGGTGCAAAAGGTGAGAAAGGTGAAAAAGGAGAAAAGGGTGAGACAGGTCATGCCGCAAAAGTGACTCTTGGCACCGTGGAAACGGTTGATGCAACAGAAAATGCATCGATTGAAGAAACAGGAACTGAAACAAATAAAATCTTTTCTTTTAAAATCCCTCGTGGTGCAAAAGGCGAGCAGGGTGAAAAGGGTAAAAATGGTGCAGATGGAAAGAGCTTTACAATATCTGGTGCTTATCAGACAAAAGAAGCTTTGGAAGAAGCACATCCTATTGGAAATCCTGGGGATGCATATTTTGTTTTGAATGAAACCGATAAAACGAAGCAGGATCTTTATATTTGGCTTGTTGAAGAAAATAGATGGTTTAATCAGGGGCCGATTGTTGGCGTTAAGGGTGATGATGGAAAAGCTGCTTCTGTTCAGATTGGTACGGTAACAAAGGGAGATCCTGGGACAGAACCTTCCGTTCATAATTCTGGTACAGATCTTAATGCCATATTTAACTTTACAATACCACAGGGCGAAAAGGGTGATCCTGGAAAAGTAAGTTATATTTTTGATTATTCTCGTTATGAGGATCTTCCAAAAAAGGGTGAAGATGGCGGCGTTTATTGTATTCCAAATCCTGATGCATCTGGTGATCGTGATTTATATTTCGAGTATGCCTGGACAGGATCTCGGTATGAACTACTCGGCACGAGTTCTGGAAGCGCCGTAACAACAAGCGACATTACAGCAAACACAGCCGTTGGCGCTATTTCTGCTGGTACAAAGATTAGTAAGGGCACTTCTTTGACCGACTTAGTTACAAAACTTCTTGTAAAGGAGCTGGCACCTTCAGTTACATTTACTGCTAGCGGTGCTGGTCTTAAAGAAGTAGGAACAAGTGTTACGTCGACGCTTTCTCTTAATGTAAACAATGTCGGAACGTCTATTCCTACAAAGATTGAATTCTTTAATGGAAGTACGTCTATTGGTACGATGGACTATGTTGCTGGAACAAGCACCTATACACTTTCTGGTACACAGACAGTTACCACAAACACTACTTTTAAAGCGGTACTTACCTATAAGAAGTCAGATGGCACGTCAATTGGCACAGTAAGTGGTCAGGCAACATTTACATTCGTAAATGCATCTTACCAAGGCGCTGTATCTGCAGCTCCGACCGATCTCACTGGTCTTACGAAGCTTTCACTTTCAAATACCTTTAAGCGGACTCTTACATTTTCGCTTTCAAATCAGAAGTCTTGCTACGTCTATCCAAAAGCGTTCGGTACAGCAAACTCCATTAAGGATGCGAATAACTTTGAATATTTGGGATCATATGATCGGACGGAAATTACAGTAGACTCTGTAACATATTATGTCTATATACTTAAAGATCCAGTAACTGCTGCTTCATTTAAGCAGACATTTGCATAAAAGAAAGGAGAAAATTATGTCACTAGTACTTGGAGATAATTTCTCCTATCAGGGTGCAAAGCCACTTGATGCAAGACTTAAATATGATACGCTTGCCCAGATGAAAGCAATGGCAGATAGTGTCCTATATGATGGATGCCTTGCCTTTTGTAAGGAAGACAGTAAAACGTATCAGTGGATTTCTACGAATGAAGTTGATGCCACAACAGGCAGATGGAGAGAGTTTAAATCGGGTTCGGGCGGATCATCTGTAACGCTTGAATACGATACTGTGCCGACGAAGGACTCCACAAAGCTCATGAAGTCCGGGGACCTGAAGACGGCCTTCGACAAGAAGCAGGACACCATGGCGGAAATGACCGCCGCAGAGGTGGACGCCATCTGCACCATTTCAGACGAAGACCCTACGGATGGTGTGGCGCACATGCTTTTTCCGAATACGTGGATGCCGGGAGTTGAGTATAACTTCGGGCACGGAGTGTACGGGCAGAGATGGACTGGGAGTTTTGAAATTACAAAATCAGAAACCGAAGGTGAAGGAGCTAGACAATGGGTTTATCTCGACAGAACAATATTCTCAAATGGAGGAAAAATAATTAAAGCTGGCGGTGAAATCAAGAAGTCTGCAAATACTACAGGTAAAGATACCGTATATCTTCAAGCTGGGAATACTGATATAAATACATATACTGGTGATATTTTATATGCCAACGTCTTACGTGATAAGGATAAATTATGCATTTTAAGCAAACTTCTTTATAGCGGTGCAGATACATCTATACCTTACGATGTTTGGGCCATTTACACCAAATCTTGATAGGAGGTGCAATCAATGACTAATTCAAAAAAATATGTAGGCGATGAGACCGCGCTTCCCAAATTATGGAACAATATGAAAGCCTACATTAAGGCAAAGAATGCGACGATTTCTCCTGATATATATAAAAGTTCAGAATACCTAATTAATCACCCCGAACGATGGGTAGCCGGGCAAGAATATGATTTCGGCGGTATTTATGGGCAAAAATTTACAGGAACGATTAATGGGAACGCAGGGCAAAGAGTAATAATCCCATTAATCGCATTAGACTCTAACACAGTTCTGTTTGCTGGTGGTCATGTAGACGTATCTGACAATAATTCCTATTATTTCGCTGGGGTCAATCAGGATGCAAACAAAGCTCCTTATAATTCAAATGCTTTATGGTATAACGGTACTAATCTATGCCTTCTTGCTTATGCGAATGTTTCTCGTTCGAATGCCTCATATTTAGTATGGGTCCTCTACACCAAATCCACGGATACCATCGTCACTGTACCGAACACGGAGATGACCGTCCCTGCGGCCACAGCGGAGGCCATGCTGAAGCCGAACCTGTGGAAGCCCGATACGGAGTATAGCTTCGGGAATGGGATTTACGGAATACGTGGTAAAGGAAATATAAGCGCCGCGGCAAACACACAGAAAGATATATCTCTTGGAACTTTAGGCGCTTCACAAATCATTGCATTCGGCGGTTCATGGTTCGATTCTATCGAAACTATTGCCATTCAAGAGTCCTCAAATGGGTCGTGGGAGTCTCTCGTTTTTCTTTCATCCGACGGGAAAGGTTCAATCCTATTTCGAACGGTCATCGATATGGCACGTACAAACGCTCCGTATGATGTTTGGTGCCTTTACACAAAATCGGCCGAGGCAGAGGTCCAAGCCTACCTCGACCCCACATCCGTAGTGCAGAAAGACCCCGTTTCCATGATTAACAAACCAAATCTCTGGGAGCCTGGCAAAGAGTACGACTTCGGAGACGGGGTATATGGGCAGAGATATATCGGAACATATAAGTCAAATGCTACGAAATTTCAAATGACTCAAATTGTCCTAGAGACCGCTTGGTCCGGCTATCAGATTATTCAATGCGGTGGCGGGATACAGTATGAGCCTAATGCGGTTTTACAGCTAGGTTTTTGCGGAAACAATCAGGATGGGGAGCGTAATACTTCT